TCTTGGAACATTCCTCGTTCTAATTGATATTGCTGTCCTACTACTGCCGCTTGTCCTGCCACAGCCGCTATTTTGCTGTTATACTGCCTTTCTATCAATCCCTGCTCTCCTCTTAATAAACTACTCAAACGCCCCGCATACTGCTGTTCTGCCCCTAAAATACGGCTATTTTTCTCTGCCTCAATGGTTGCTTGTTGTTGCTGAAAGATAGTCATCTGCCCTATTAACTCTTGTTGTTTCGCAAATCTCTCTGGCGTAAATCCAAATTGAGATAATGTTTGGGTATAAAGTTCTTGTTGAGATGATTGGGAAGCCCTTAAATCTTCTCTCTTTTTTTGTAATCCGCTAAATATATTTGCTAAAGCAGAAGTTTTTGGTAAATTCTGCTGTGTTCCTTTAATTGCATCAGTTATTTGTTGGTTCTGTCCCTGAAACTGATTAAGAAAACCGCCAATCATTGCTGATGTTCCTGATGTATCTGGTGTTACAGATGGTGCTTTAGATAAATCTATTTGTGTAGAAACAGAGTTTTTGGGTATTGACAATGGAAAAGTCTGTGCTGGTAATCCAGTTATCTTTGACGCTTCTTGTAATAATTCATTGGTTCTTTCGGTAGAACCTATTGGTGATGTTATAGCCATAATATTAATTTAATGCTGGACTTGAACCAACGATGAGTCCTTTAGAAACCGTTATTGTTTTTGGTGTTCCATCTCCTGATGTAAATGTCCCACTAAGACCATCTACGCCCACTGCTTTAAATTGCTTACTATCAACATATTGAGCGTTTTTAATAATAGTTTCTAAAGCAATCGTTTCTAATCCTTTATGATTATGATTTTTAATTAAATTTCTTAATTCAGAGATTTGGTTATCTCTCTCTTTTAGTTGCGACCTTAATTCTTCTATTTGTTGTTTTATTTCTTCTAATTCTGGCATAATTTCAAATGAGGCGAACCTCTGTAATATAGGGTGTATTTTGTGAAGAAGCGGCACAAGTAAGCTCACATCTTATTTGGATATTCTCGCAATTATGTATTCCTGCAAATTCTAAAGAAGACATTGCTCCATCGGTGGCATAATCTCTTGTTCCCAGCGTGGTAAAACTATCATTTATATTTTTTCTCCATTTAATCTTTACCCCCTCTCCTGTCTGTAATGGTCTTGCTAATTGCACCTCTACTTTATCAAAACTCTTTTTTCCTCCCCTTGTACCTACTGGATAAAACAAACTTTCAAAATAAGAAGAATAAGATATTTGGCGATTTCCCGAAGTAATTATCCTATCCAATCCTATTGTGCCATCGGTTATATTTTTCCATCCAAAAAAGAAAGTACCTTCATCATAAGAATATATTGAACCTATGCTTATATTTTTTGTAGAACCATCAAATCCTTCTGAAGTTAAAAATAAGTGCGCTATTTTATTATCCTTAATTCCATAAATTCCAGCAGGATATAATCCAGAACTAGAAGAAACTCCTACTAATAACATATCTTGCCACCAAACCATAGATGGATAACCCAAACCTCCTATTTGAATGGTCTTTTCGTTATCATAATCAAACGGTATTTGATTATGAAACTGTAATCCCGATTCGGTTATTTTCCATATTTTTCCTTTATCGCCACCAGATATAAATATAGTTCCACCAATTCCTAATAAATTAGTCATTCTTTTTTCAGAAAGTTCTAAAATTTGGTCTACAGTTGAAGCTGACCTATCCCAAAAAAAGTAAGCTGTTATTGGGTTTTTACTTTCAGAAAAATTATTATCTATATTAACCGCAGCAATTATTAAATATCTTCCCAGTTCCGCCAATCCAAGAGCTTGATATTCTTCTGGTAAAGTAAATACCTGATGCGTTCCACTCCAATTACCATCATTAAATGTCGCCACATTACTAGGAGTAAAATTTTGACCAGATGTTTCATATAAAACAGAAATATACCTCCCATCACAAAAATATACCCTTCCATCGTTTTTGCTTACTAAATAATTATGAATAGTTGCCTGAGAAAACAATGGACTTCCTGCTAAATTAGTCCAATTAGGTGTATCAAAATACTTTAGATTATTAGTTGTAAATGTTAATAAATAACCTTTCCAATGTAATACATATTTACCAGAAGTAGGATTTGATTCTAATAATCCACTAATAGTTACGGGATTTGTTGTTGGTCCTATAACATACGCCTTATTACTATTTGAAGCAGCGTAAAAAGTAGTAGGAGAAACAGAAGACCTTGTAATGCTTATAAGTAAATCATCAATAGTTCCCGTAGCTGCTACTGGTAAATAATTTATTCTCGCAATTCCTGATTGTGAAAACACATCTAAATTCTGACTTCTTGCAAAAGCCCCGTTTCCCACATAAGGAGAACTTGATTGTCCTTGATGAAAGTCTTTTATAATTAACATTTAATTATCTAACCTAATGTATAATGTTTTAGAATCACCATCTGAAACGCTCGATGGAGTGATTGTAGCTGGTGGAGTTCCTGCGGTTACTGTTACCGTGCCTTCTAAAATTGGTTCTGAAGTTACTCCTGCTTTTAATGGCTCACTCGTGGCTGCTGTCCAAGTAAAAACACCTAAATTTGTAGTACTTACCGTAACAAAGAATACATAATATACTCCTGCTGTAACCTCAACAGAAGAAACTGCCGTAGTAACAACGCTGTCCCCAGATATACTTGCTGTAGTAACATCAATTACTTTAGTTTGCCCATCTTCTGAATAAAGACCTACCTTACAAGTTCCAGCCACATTTATAGATTGAGCCCAAAAAGATATTTTATTTACTGTTATACTATTGGGAACAACAATCTGTCCTACTTTCATAATCGTATTATCAGCGGCATTTGCTAAAACACTTAATGATGCAGTATTTATAAAATTAGGTCGTGGGATTAGAGTAACAGCCGCAGGAGCAGTAGCTTGATCAACAAAACTTAATACAGCAGACCCATTAGTCTTAATAACCTGACCATTAGTACCATCTGCATTAGGAAGTTGCAAAAGAGCAGTTCCTACCTTTACCTTTCCTGTTCCTTTCGCTTTTATATCTAAAGAAATATCAGTATCATCTCCTGTCGCAGATATAGATGGACTTCCTGAAATCGCTGCATTAACTAAAGTAACCTCATTTATAGCACCTCCTGTGGCGGTAATTTTTACGAGTTCATTTCCGTTCGTGTCTAAAATAGATGTTCCTATTTTGGGACTTGTTAATGTTTTAGCGGTAAGAGTTTCTGTTCCTGTTTTAGAAACAGCTTTATCTGTACCCGTAACTCCACTTAATTTATAATCGTGTGAAGTAGTTACCGCAGAACTATCAATGCCAACTTTTGCTTCTATTGCTTCAGCAATATCGTTTATATTAGTATGTTGAGCAGAATGAGAAGGACTGGTTACTGGGTCAGTAGCCGCAGGATTAGTTAATGCATCTAAACTTGTCGGAAAATTTGAAGCCATATATTTTTATTTATTTTATATTATTATTTATGATTTATTTTGAAACGACCAAGAAGAAACGTTCCCGATAGAATCATAATTTACCACAATACCATCTGGGTCTGTAGCAGAATTATATTCTAAATCACTATCATTATATGCCCACGCTTCTCCAGCTTCACTTTGAAAAGTCCAAGTAGTCATAATTTATATTGGGTTTTTTATATTAGGACGTATTCTTACCCTCATATCCACATTTCTTTTTGTCGCCCAATCTTTAATTTGCTGTTCGTATTGGTTAATAACTAATAGTATTTTCTCTGCCTTTACGTTATCTAAATTTCTTGCTATCGCATAATCCATTGCCCCACCATAAGCCAAATAAGGGTGTAAAGACAACTGTATTCCTGGTTCTTTGGTAGTATCACTATCTACAAACTGGTCTATATCTCTTGCTAAATAAAGTTTTAATCCTAAAGCAGTTGTAACGCCAGTAGTTGCTGGTTTTGGATATAAAAACAAAGAGTTTCCAATAATATCGTAATATCTTGGCGTTCCCGATGTTTCGTAGTATTCCGTTAGGGCAGAACCTTGTATCTGGGCTTTGTCAAACTGGGTTACAAGTAGATAATTATTATTTTGGTCTAATACCTCTACTCTTTGGATATCTAAAGAATTTGTAGGCAATTCATAATCTTGTTGCTCTGCTACTAAAGTAGTTGTGGCGATTGGCAGAGTAGTGTAATTCTTGTCATCAAACTCCCAAGTAGTAGAACTTTTCCATATTAAAAATACTAATTTTCTTAACCAAGAATTAGCTGACCTCGTAAAATCAGCGATAGGAAAAGAAGTTGTATCAGCACTATCTAATCCTAAAAGGAAAATTGTGTAGTGATATAAGCTATTTTGTTTATTTGTAGTATCGTTTAATACCATATTATTTTCTAATGCAGTGCCAATTCCAATGTTTATCCATATTAGAACTGCCTAATTCTTCTATGACCTTTATTGTAAAATACTTTTCTATTAAGTTTTTAACCTCTTTTGCTGAACCTCCGCATTTTTCAATATAAGCTGGGTAGTACTCAAACATCATTTCCAGTTCGGGATTACTTTCAAATGTCTTTATTAGCCCTCTTAATACCTGTGGCTCTGAACCATCTACATCTATTTTTATAAAATTTATTTTGTCTAATATTCCTAAATCTTCAAACACCTCATCCGCAGTAATTGCCTGACACTCAAACTTCTTATCTATTGGTGGCATTTTTACTTTTTCTTTTTTATCCCACGCTGCCATTTCTAATAATGTTGTCCTGTCTGAATATCCATTTATCTCTATGTTTTTTTTAAGATAAGGAAATTGATTTGGTGTTGGCTCAAAAGCTATAACTTTTCCTTTTTCTCCAACTTGTCTTGCTAATAAATTAGTAAAATATCCTATACTTGCTCCAATATCTACTGCTATTTGCCCTTCTTTAACTCTATTTTTAACAATAGCTGATGTTATTGGCTCCCAAGTTCTCTCTATATTTCCAAAGTTCTGCATCACTGATTTCATTCCTTCATCTGCGTCTTCTGGCATTGAAAAACTATGCCCGTCCATCTCAACATATCCTTTATCTTTATTTATCTGTTCTTTCAATTTTCTGTTTTCTTCCAATGCTCCATATAAAGTTGCATAATATGTTCTAACATTTAACCTTTTCCAGTGGTCGCACACATAATCAAGATTAGCAAATATCTTAAATCCTTTTTCTTTTGCTCTTCTGCTAAACGCTATATCTAAACCGAATACTCTAATTCCATCTGCGTCATACTCATTTAAGAAAGGTGCTTTTACTACTTCTAAAACCCTACGGGATAACATTATACAACCAGTTCCCACTGCGTCTACTTCTATAATTCCTTCTTTGTCGTCTAATAAAATAGGTGAATACATACCCTCTGATTTTCTTTCAAATACCACTGGAGCTGGTATTCCATCTCTATACATAAAGCAGAGAGCGGCAATGACATCTTTTTGATAATCNGCCATATTTATTACTGATGGCGGAGCTACAATATCAGAATCAATCATAAGAAGATAATCATATCCTTTTGCTAAAAACTTTTGCACAATCATATTCCTATTATGAGAAATTGGTTGTTCATTAAAATACTCAACCTCAACATCATAATCGGGACTATTCTTCATATAATGCAAACTATCAGATAATTTGGTTTCTATTTCTCCCTGATTTAATACCGCACACAAAATACTCTTTTTTTGACTCATACTTCTTCACTTAAATTATTAAAATTATATTCTTTTCCTGTTTTCTTTTTAATTCCAAATTGCTCTAAAATAATACTTTTTGGTTCTTCATAAAATATCTCTCCCTGTGCAAACAGATGTTCAAATGTAGTTGAGATATTATGGTCGTGAACTACTACACAATACTTACTACCCCCCATTTCTTTTTCTTTAAACACTATTGGCACAAATTCGTGGCTTTTAACTAATCTAATAAACTCAAAATGCTTACTCGGATTTAGAAATGTTTCATTTTTCATCATTATCGTATGAAATGGTGGATGAGTTGTGGGTTTCCAATAAGCCAATCTATCTTGAGTATAACTATAAATATATCCTTGCCTGTGAGTTAATGCCGTTCCTTCTTTAAACTCTTCTTTGTTAATATTTTCTATAACATCTTTCGCATACATATCGTCAGAAGCAAGATTTACTAATTTTACATTCTTTCTTCCTACCAACTCTTTTAATTCTGGCAATATATTATTTAATCTTTTTAAAAGTCCTTCGTTCTCGGTTTCTGCATACTTATCGTCCCAAAATGCTATTCCTCCAAAAGTGAATATATGCGGAAGTGGTATTTTAATCGTTTTAACTAACGGATTATCTCTTTCTTCTGGTCTAAATTGACACCATATTACAAAGTTTTTATCTCTTTGATTAAGAAGTGATTTTAAAGTAAATTTATGAAACAACTCTATTCTGTTTTTAAACCATTCATCTCCTCTGTAATTTGGTTTTCCTAAACCAGTAAATGGAATAAATAAAATTGTAATTTCTTTTTTCATAAATACGAAGTTAAATCATTCCAGCCATTAAAGCGAATCGCTCTATCGTCAAAATACATTGTCGCCGGCGGTTTTTTGTAAAGTTCATAACCTATCCTATACTTTCTCAACCATTGCTTTGTCCCTGCGAAATCCTTACAAGCAGTCATTAAAATAATTTTATGCCCCTTGCTTTCTATCCATTCTAAAGCTGGAATTGCATTATCGTTGAGTTCACCAAAATGATTCCTAATAATACCATCAACATCTATTGCTACGGTCATTTGTTTCATTTTATAACTTCATGATTTTTATCAATTATAATCCCAGACCAATACCTTAAAAGAGTCAATCCATATTCTAATTTTACTTTAACTTTTTCTCCCATTAACATCTTTATCATTAGGTCTGGCATATTTAATCCTGACGCTACGGCTAATGGCAATCCACCAGAAGGAAATCTATTATTTATATCTATACAATAAGTTCCTTTTTTATTTCTAATAAACTGGATGTTCCAACAACCAACCATTTCAAATTTCTCTGCTATTTTCTTAGACAAATCTGATAATTCCTTATCTTTGATTGTTCTTCCTTTGGTGCATAATCCTCCTTTCGCCTCTATTCTCGTTATTGGTAATGTTGCTATAACTTTTCCTTTCAAATCCGACAATCCGTCAATGGTATATTCCTGCCCCTCTATAAACTCACTTGCAAACATTCTTTCCTTATCCTTAAAGTGAAACTCTAATTCTTCCTGATTATTGACTCTATGAGTATTCTTCGTTCCAGTACTTGATATTGGTTTTACTATTGCTGGAAACTTGACTTTCTTATCAAATAGCTTCGGTGCATATATGCCCATTTCCTTCAATACCTTTGAGCAAATCACTTTGTTTTCCGTCAAAATATACACTTCTTGTCTTGATAGACACATTCTTAATCCTAATTCCTTAAAACCTTCGGTAAATTCGGATAGGGCAAGAATATCAGCAGAGTGAGTTGGTATTATAATGTCAATCTTTTCAAACTTGCATACCTGCATTACCGCAGGTATAAACCCAACATCACTGGCTTTGGGAAAAATATACCTTCTTTTAGTCATATATAATCCTACTGATAACTCATCTGCATCTCCTGAAATAAGGTTATATCCCTTTCCTTCAAGAGCTTTTAATACATTCATTCCATTTGTCCCTCCAGCACCCGTGATTAGAACATTCAATTTAGGCATTTTTGGGTCTACCTCTCTTCCTTGGTGTTTTGATTTCTTCATTTTTGATTTCTTCTTTACTTATTTCTTTTTTGTCAATATCTAACACCCATTTATCACCAACATTATTTGCCTCATTTAACTTAATAAATCCCGAAGCTACTAAGAATTTACCAAATACTTCCGTATCGGGATTAGTGCTTGAAAAAGTAATAATCTTCTTAAGTCCCTTACTTTTAGATATCTCTATCAGTTCAGAAAACATTTCAGAACCTAATCCTTTTTCTCTTAATCCTTTATCAACAAATATCTGACTTAATTCCATTGCCTCTCCATCAATATCACTTGGCAAATAACTAAGAAATCCACCATTTTTCTCAATTTTCTCCATAATTTTGTGCCCCCTCTTTATTTTGATTACGACCTTTTTGATGAATTTTTATATGACAACCCCTACATAGGGTCAATCCATTATCTACAATAAATCTTAATTCTGGAAATTCTGAAAATAATTTTATATGATGTGCGACAATCTCTTTCTTTTGACAATGTTTTTTGCATAATCTACAAATCCATCTATCTCTCCTATAAACTTCATCTCTCCAAATTTGCCATTCTAAACTATGCCTTATTCTTTCATTCTCTAAATTTATACCTCCTTTCCAATTCCAATGATTTGAACCTCCCAAGTGCAATTTTCCCTTGTTCCAGCCCTTAATATTATCAAGATTTTTTGGTTTTTTACCTTTTAGGGCTTTGCTAATCTTTCTTTTGTGTTCTTCTGAAAGTTTCTGTCCCTTTTTTGTATTACTTCCCTTAATACCATACCTTAACACTCTCTCGTCTTTTTCCTTATTCAGTCCTTTATTCCAAGGTGTATTCCCTTTTTTAGGCATTATTGTTTAGGTGTCCAATAATTAGGAGAACACCAAGGAAATTGATTCAATTTACTCAGATAATACGACCTTGCTATTAGATTAGGTTCTTTTTGGTTTTTTAATCTTTTCAACTGCTCAATCAATTCTTCTGCCGAATCATAATTCCATACATTAGGATATTTAATACGAGTTATTGGATAACCTCCGTTTAGAAGACTTTTCACCATTACTTCTGATGCTCCATCGTGTTCATTTGTCCTTAATCCGCATTGATATTGTGCTATTTCTCTGTTAAATTGTTCTGGCGATACTTTCCCGTGTCTAATTATGTTTGACTTATATGTGTCTATTTCGTTTAAAGTATCTAATAATCTTGGATTATCTGTTTTATCCACTCCATAAAGATGAAAAGTAAATTCTGGTAATTGTTCCGCCAACCAATCAACTAAATCCCAACCATATTCTCCTTCTCGCTTCTGATGTCCACATAAGAATATATGTGGTTCTTTTGACGGCTTAAATGAAACTGGAAAATCATAAACGCTTTCAAGAAAAGAAGGACAAACTCCAATAACCTTTACTCCGCATCTCTCTAAATTAACTTTCTCTACTTCGTTCTCACACCAATGCTCTGTGTCTGAAAATAACTTTAGTATTCTTCTGGACTCATAATTCTGCGTAAGATTAAGAATATCAGAGCCACACCAGAATACCGTTTTCTTGCCTTTGTGTATTTTGAAAGTATCATAATCATTTCTTGTATAAAGACCGAAAAATAATACATCTTGGTCTGGGTCATCTAATCCGTGCCAATCTTCCATTCCCCAAGTTTTCTTGGCTTTTTCATTAAACGAAATTACCGACAAAGAAGTACGTAGCCTCATTTTATTCTTTTCATTATTTCTTTAATTCTTTCTTCATAACTAAACCTTTGAATAAACTTATATCCTTGTTCTTTTATTTTTTCTCTTTCCTCTGGATTATTAAGGTAATGGTCAATAATCCCTCTTAATTGATGAACCATCTTATACCCTAAATAATGTTCTCCAGCAATAAATCCTTCTTCTTTTAATCCTTCAAACATAGGGAATAAAGCCAATCCTCTGTGATTTAATATCTGATAAATTCTATCATCCCAATAAAACTCTTCATAAGGTTGAACAGGAGTGAAAATCATCTTTGCCGAAGCTATTAAATCTGCTAAATCTTGACCAATAAGAGTAGGAAATACTTTGAATCTTGCTCCATATTCTGATTTCAGGAACTCGATATATGGCTTATTAAACCCATAAATCTCTCCATAAAACGCAAGATCACAAGCGTATTCTTTTTTTGGCAATCCTTTTAAGGCAGAGCCAGTGGCTAAATGTAACGGAAAAACATTATCGTACTTATGTCTTCTAACCCAAGTGTCGTCATTCAAGAAAACATAATCAATCAAAGGTATTGTTTCTTCCATTGTTTTATCATTAAGAAACCAAACCTTATCTGTGAACCAACAAACCTTTTTGCAGGTTATTGCGGTAAGTATTTGTTTTAATCTTTCAACAGAAACAGGATAATTCATTTCAGTATCAGTATGGACCCCTCCTTGATGAAATAAGAATAAATCTACTTTCTTGGCTTTCTTTAATAAATCCGCCATATCAAAATCTCTGTCATTGACACTCTCTACTTTATATTTAGTTTTCAAAGTTCTTTCTATCTCTTTCGTGAACGCATATTGCGGTTCAGAAAAGTCAGCAAAATAAACTATGTTTTTCATTTTATCGTTCTCATACGCCTCGGGGAAAAGCGTATGATTCTCTCCCCGAGAACGACATTAATTAGTAATGTTACTCTATTTTGGCATTGCGTAGGCTTTTACTCCTGCGGTAGTATCAAGAATCTTGACACCGTAGGCAAAGTCCCCAACAAGCCTGCTGTACAACCCATCTCCTTTGATAAGTTGTATTCTTGGCCCCGAAGCCATACCGTCAATGTTCGCAAACGCATACGCCATCGCTCTTTTATGGATTAAGAAGTTTGTCTCCTTAATTCCAATAATTTGCGTTGGCACTTGCGTAGTAACGGTGACAGGAACGCCAAACAATGTAACCAGTTTCCCAGTTGTCATTGGAGCACGCCCACCCCCGAACATACTTGCGTCAAAGATAGCATTTCTTCTCATTAAGTCCCAATAGGACTTAGGGCCCATAATCCAGATAACATCCTCTCTGGGTATGCTATAAGAGTCAAGGACTTGCATAGCATCTCGAGCTTTTGTTGTACTCATAGAGCCAGAATCTCCAACTCTTAATATAAGACCATCTCTTGCGGCTTCTAACAAAGCAGTATCAAACTTCTTTGCTAAGCTATTAGCGATGGCTTCGGTATATGCTTTCTGGACATTGTACTTGTTGGCAATCTGCGCCATTGAGAAATCGGTAAATCTCAAAGACCACGCATCCCAAGTTCCCACGACCAATTTTGTTCTTGTGTCAGCGACATATCGGTCTGTCAGCGCACCAGTTGTAATGGTAACACTTGAAGGAGCTGCTAATTCTCCCAATGCTGGGATATAAATAGATTCTCCTCCTGTAGCCACATCATCTGAAAAATCAGTGAAGTGAGCTGCGGCGACCAATTTCACCTTAAAGAACATCTTGATATAGTCCGAGAAAATATCGGGTTGCCAACTTCTATGTGAAGGATTTGCTGCCATTTTTTAATGTACCTATACTCCCGTCTGCTTTCTTTGCGCTTCTTTAAATCTCTCTTGTAGAATCAAATCTACTTCTTCCTCTTTCATTGTTGAGGAAACTTTCTTATCAAACGAAGCGCCACCAAGCGAAGAGGGAGAAGGTATTTTATTCTCTCTTGCGACCTTTTCTCTCGANGCTGCTACATACAATTTAGCTTCTTCAGTTTTTGCAGCTTCTTGCGGAGTAAGATTTTTAGCTTTTGCCATNATAGCAATAAAGTCTAATTCCTGTTCGGAAAAATCTCTTAAAGAAGACACAGTTTTNGCTAANTCAAAGACATCTGGTTCAGCCATAGAAGGTTGTCCTTTTTGGGCTAAATCCGCCTTTAATCTTTTAGCTTCTTCCTCTGCCTTCCTTGCTCTGGCATAAAGCTCTTTGTTCTTTTTCTCCAACTCTGAAGGAGCTTGCGGAGGTGTTTCAGGGGTTTCCTCCTCCCCGATAGGAGTTTCTTCTATTGGGGTTTCTCCTTCCCCAAGGTTATCAATGGTTTCCTCAATGTTTTCTTCTGCCATAATTTTATAGAGTGTTATGAACTCAATGCGTTTTTGAGTGGTTACGCCTCCACCGACCATTTACAATCCAGTAAAATTATCTTTCTCTTTCGGCTTTTCTTTCCCCAAATTTTCTAAAATAATAAGTATTGACTTTATTTCTCTTGCTAATATTGTCGCTTTTTGCTTCGCTTCTTCATTGTCTGTTTCTATAATTTTATCTTTTAACTCATTTAACCGAACATTGATAATATCTGTAATTATCGCACGGTTCATTTTTAAAAATTCTGTCTGGGGTCTTGTGTACATTTTAAGCCATTATTGTTTGTGGTAATTGGGAAAAAGAATTTGGTTGCGGTCTTGCCGTTGAACCACCTCTTTGGTTTGCGACTTGTTGCACTTGTTCTTCCATTCCCATTTCTGGTTCTTCTAAATCTATTTCTCTTGGATTAAATCCCGCAATATCTAACATTTTATAAAATACTTTCCTTGTTCTTTTGTCCTGTAAAATAGCAGGATTAGTTGATAATAATTGTAATACTGTTTGCAGTACTTGTGATTTTCCCGCTAAATCCATTTCTTCTCCCTCTATTGTTATTTCAAGTTTATATTTTAAATCTTCATAAACACTTCTTGGTATTTCAACTTTTTGGTCTCTTAAAATTTCCGCCTGTATTCCCCTCCTTATCTTCCATTGTTCTGAAGTTAGATATTTACTACTTACCATCAATTTTCTCATTTTTTCTGATAATTGTAGCTTAAAGAACTTTTCGCTATCTTCGTCAGAAGACATCAAGTTCTTCATAAATATCTCGTGTTTTCCTTTTTTCGCCTTCTTGAACTCTGGAATAACCCAATCCCACAATACTTCCTTAATAAATGAAGCTAAATTCTCTTTCTTTTGGTCATAGAACCCTCCAGCCATTTTTGCTTGTAATATAGTAGAACCCAATGGCGTTCCAGCAGGGGCTCTCGAACCAGTCAATGGTTCTGTGGTAAATGTTTTTTTAAAGGCATTTTGTTCCCATCTCTGTTCTTCCTGATTGTAGAAAGCAAGATTTCTTTCCTCCATAGCGATAGGAGTAATTTCAGAAACTGCCCGAATAACATCTCCGTTTTCTGTTTCGTATAAAAAGTTGGAATTGATGTTTTGGTCTCTTGTCTGCCATAAATGCTTGGAAGTCCAATGTAATCCCTCCGCTTTATAGTTGGATATTCTATTTAAGTAAATCTGTTCTGGCATAATTTTTTCAACCTGTCCTCTTCCCAAGGTTCTTCCCTCAACTTCTTCCCACGCCAAATCTTTATAAGGACTATCTATTTTAACCGAAGCTAAAATATGACCATCGTGAGAAACCAAGAAATAATTATCCCTGCTTTTTAAAAATCCTTCCGGAAACCAGCACTCATAAACTTTTATTTTACCGACTTCATCTTGCCTTCTTCCCGTATAAAATTGGTAATCAACAGAAGAAACAGCGACATCTTTAAGTTGTTCCCAACTTCTCATTTTCCCTTCTTTATAAAATTCGTCAGGCAGATAAGAATGTATTTCTATAACGGGTATGTTTTTAATTGACGAAACCGCATTATCTGGTCTAAAAATAAGGTTTCTTAATGGCACTATTTTAACTTCATTATCAACTTTTTTAAGAACTAAGTGTCCATCTCTTGGTAAATTATAAACATATCTATTTAGTTCTCTGGCAAAATAACTTTCTTTCATCCATTGATTTAATTCCTTTTCCATCAACCAGGCAGTCCAATAGTTCTCATCTTCCGAAATAATACGGATATCTTTCGTATCAATATCCATCTGCTTTGCCGCCACCTCAACTGGAAAAGTGGAGATATTGTAGAACACCTGTTGCAATCCGCCTTGAATATCACCGTCTCTAAACTGGGACAACGAATATCTTTCAATCAAATCCAATAAAGACCATTGCGTAGGAGCAAAAGACGGATTTTGGTAAATCCTTTTATAATCGGAGTATTGTATTTCTTTTTTAATTCTATCTATAATCTCATTCATTTCTTCTTTGATTTCCTGGACTTGCTATAAGCTATGGCGATAGCCTGCTTTGCGGGATAACCACTATGCCGCAACTCTTTGATATTACTTGATATTGTTTTTTGAGAACCTCCTCTTTTTAACGGCATATTACGCTTTATTTTTAGCTTCTTTTATAGTCATCCGTCCCATTTCTTTAGCTACTATTGTTCTTTTCCCAGTTTCCGCCATCATTATTTTTGCTTTAGGAGCTGATTTAGACAAACTTGCTGATTTTGAATATCCACGTGGCATATTAAATAAAACTTCTTATTTTTTTAATTCTTTGACTTTTGAATAATTCTTTTAATGGATTGATTTGTAATGGTTTTCCAGGATTTAATCCCCAAACCGCTAACGCTAAACTCATAACTGCGTCATCGTGGTATCCCCTTGGAGCAGTATAACTGATTGTTTTAAGTGGTTCTCCTGTTTTTTCATTAAGATAATTATATTCAAACGCCTTTAACTCATCTACTAATAGTTCTATTGGCGGTATTCTTAAATATCCTTCGTCTACAAACACTATCAATTTTCCTATAAGTTCCATTTTGGTCTTACCGGAAAAAGTGAAATCTTCTACAAATATCCTTGATTGCAATAAATCCTCATAAATAGGTCTTCCCACTCCCGTAGCATCAATAATCACCCTGGCATTATTATACCTTCTCGCCTTCTGGATAATATGCTCTTTTTGTAAGGTATAATCCACTCCTTTTAACCTATCCCAATGTACTACTTCGTTAGTTTGACTATCTACCACAGTAATTACCGTATAATCATCTACTCTTCCCAAATCCACTCCTATAGTATAAAACTTTCCCGCTCTTGCTTCCTGTAATTGCAAATCACTAATTATAACCTTGTCTAAATTCCTAAACACTGTTCCTGCTTCGTCCACATACTCTGCCATAAATTCCTGTCTAAAAAGCAATTCTGGCATCACTCTCTTGATTCCTTCTAACTTTATCTCGTCAGTTTCCACTCCATCCAATGAAGTAAAGTGAAAAGAAGCTCCTTTCTCTTTAAGAATATAATCCATTTTCTGGAACCAATTCTTACCTCTTGGCGTAGAAATCAAGTATGTTCTACAATCCCTGCTCTTGGCTATAGTTAATGGATAGATATACTGCTGATAAATCTTTTCTGATATTCTCGCCGCTTCATCCACTACACATAGGTCTAATTCTTCTCCTAAAAGAGACATCGGTTCAGTGGCAGACTTACATTGTATCCACACGGATTCCGAAATTTTTACCTGCGGAACAGGTCTGGAAGAGACGAATTGTCCGAAACTCCTGTCAAAAGCCAACAAAAATTTGACCACATACTCAAACACCTTACTCGCCAATTCGTAAGTCGGAGCCACTATCCATATCTTACAACTTTGCTTTTTTCCTTTCCTAATATCAGATAACGCTCCTAAAAAGAACTTTACAATAATATATCCCGTAATCGCCGATTTTCCCCATCTTCTTCCTGCTCTTATCAATACTTCTCCGTTATCACACCCCAAGACCTCTTCCTGTCCTTTATGGGGATACCATTTCAGTATCTCTCGAAGTTTTTGGTCCTTAATCATAACAAATAAAACAACAGGGCAAACAACCTCTTATGAAAAGGAATACCATAATACCTTTTTGCTAATCTTTCTTTGTGAAATTTCTGATAAGGGTGAACTTCATCATTTTCTTTGAGGTATATCCTGCTTTCCAAATCAAAACGCTCTTTAAATGTCCAATAGTATAACTTATAAACGGGATTTTCTTTGAATTTTAATCTGTAAAACGGAATCCTGTAATTGTACCACCAGTTCGGATAGTTGATAGATTGTTTTAGAAAATGTTTCATTGTGAGATTCTTGTATTTTCTGTGGGGTTAGTAAGTATATATATCCACAATTCCCCACTCGCCTATCCCCACCCCCCTCTTACCTCTTATTCTATTAACTACTATTTAACTTACTATTTATTATTCTCTTAACTGCTATATGCGTATAATCTCTCTTTATGGCTCTCTTTCGGCTCTGATATAGCTCTAATTGGTCTTGTATGGTGTCTAATGTCTTTATACTTGTGTTATTGGTTGTGTGTGCGGGGGAGTAGCGCCCTAGAAGCCTAGAAGCCTAGAAACTTAGTACCTTAGAAGTATTAAACACTTTAATAGGAATAATACCTTTACTTACCTTATCTTCTTTCTGTCTTATATCTCTTATATCTATGGGCGGGATTTTATTAGTTATGTCCTTGATCTTTCTCTTCTCTTAATACTTTATACTTGTTTGGGCGGTTTTTTGCGCTTCATTGTTCGTAATCTTTTAACAGATCGCCTTGCACGATAACCGTCTTATTCTTCTATGCTTTCAATTTTATTGAATAGTCCGACAATAACATTTTGCTGTTTTGGGTATCTATCATTTAACTTTAATATCTCTATGCTGGATTTTAGGCGGTTATCTTTATCGTCGTTCTNTTCATCTGCTAATTGATTAAGGGTTAATAATGCCTTCTCGTCATCTGCGTACTTATTCTTTAATTCTTCCCAGCCAACGCTATTCGTTATTGTTTTTGGTCTGTTTGCGGTAGCTAAAGAACCGCCAGCTTTTAAAATAATATCTTTCATTACTACTTTTTTATTCTGGCGGATTTTATCAAGTTTGCTTTTATATATTCTTGTCTGAAGCTGTGTTGCCATAGTGTCAGAGTAAATCAGATGATTTTAACCCTATTATATAATTATAGGGATTTCATACTAAAGTTAGTATAGTGGCAGGATTTTGAAAAGTATTGCAATTTCTTTTATGCCCCTATTTGCCTCTCTGCGGGGTTTTTGCAAGGTTAGTGATATTACTATACCTCTACGTTACTTCCTTGCAAGGTATTGACAAGGGTTCTTGCTTTTGCTATTATTAGAGTATAAAGAAAAGGTCGGATATTAACTGAATATGGAATTAAAAATTAAAATAATATGAAATACCCTATCACTAAAAGCAAGGTATTAAGGGCTAAACTATGGGCGGATATTAAGAATTGGTGGCGAGAAGATATGAAACTATATCAAATTATCATTGGCTTAATTCTTTATCTTGTGGTCGTTTCTTTCTTAAATATACCATCAGAAGCGGAAATGTTCAAAATACAAGATGACTGGGATAGAGAAAATAGGGCGTTATTGCTTGAAAATCAGCTTCCTTAATTTCTTTCTGGCAAGTTTAGAATAGTAGTAAATAGTATTAAGAGATAGTCCTAGTTTAGGGGCTATCTCTTTTGCTTTGTATCCTTCTTGGTGGTATGTGATTATCTCTTGTTGGCGTGGCGATAATTGCTGGATCAGAAAATTAAAATCCATAGCATTGTTTATATCTTGATATTGATTTGTTTCATCTGTTATTTGGTATTCTACTTCTTGGAATGAAATGATTTTAAATTCCATAAAAGAAAAAGTGCCGATGGTTAATCAGCGCTTGTTTTGTTTTTAATTTTAAATTGTGGGTATAACAATTCCATTAACTCATAATAATTTATCCTTATTCTTTGTCAAGGTTATTCTGTGCTTCTTTTAATAGCTTCTGAAAATAATCTATCTTGGTTATGGTGTATAGTTTATGTTCATACTTAAAAAACAAAATAAAATCTTTTACATTGGCATCTTGCATTTCTGATTGTACTTGTTTTAACCATTTCTTAATTGGCAAATTATGAGTATTCTTTACTTCTAAAATAGTATTATCAATTATTGTTGGCTTGTTTTCTCTTTTCATTAAATCGCCATCAAAAATACCACGCATTGCTCCAGAATTTGGTACACGCATAATTTTTACTCCTAAAACATCAGTAAGAATATCTGCCACTTGTTGCTCTCCTTGCTTTCCTTTCCTTTTATTTGCTTTTGCTTGTTCACTCCTTGTTCTCATTTGGATTACTAAATACTTTCTTGTCGCATACTTTACATTGCCAGCATTCTTTTGGTTGATAATCGCACTGGTGTCCTTCTATTTCTGGGCTTGATTTTTGAGTAAGGCGAAACCAGCTTGCATTTTTTGGCAACGAATTTGCAATGTTTTCAAAATCTTCTGCAACATTCTCTTTATAAAATTTCAAGCAATGATACAAATTTCGTTCTGATGTTTTTAAATCCTTTGATATTTTCTTAACCAATTTCTCGCCATAAATTTCTGCTCTGTCAAAATTAACCTGATTATCAATAATAAGTTTCCCTAATAACCATTTTCCTTTTATTAACTCTGTGCGAGAAGAAACAACTGTTTCTACTATAATCGCTCTTGCTTCGTTCAAAAACTCTGGGTAAAAAACACTTAAACTTTTTTCATTATCCATTTTATTTCTTTATTATTTTTCCCGCTTCTTTCACAACATCGCTTTCTTCTGAAACTATATTTAATTTTTCAAACAAAGATACTAAAAATCTATTCATCTCAAAATCTTGTTTTGCGTTTATTATACCCTTCAGCAACTCGTATTGGGTATCGGTTAATTCTATGGTCTTTACTTTTTCTTTCTTCTTATTCCAATTAGTATTTACCCTACCTCTTTCGTTGAGAACGCTTTTTAATTCTATCTCTTTTATTTCTTTCTCGCCAATTTCGACTTTTTCAATCATTTTAAAAACTTGGTAAATCCCCCCGGCCTGTCCTTTGTATTCCGAAAGAATACCCACTAAAATCAATCTCTCTCCTATCCCCAACTTAATTTGTTGATTCATTTTATTATTCTAAATTATTTTACGACCTTTTGATAAAATTCATTCCTATTGTATATTTTATCTATCTGTTGACCATTGGCATAAGCAAGAATAGATTTTATACATCTTGGGAATAATATCCTAAAAGACTTAACAAATCTTGAAATATAGAATTTAAAAGTATTATGATAGTTGGTTTTAGTAAAAATATATTTAATCTTTTCAATATATGTTTTCATTTTTCTCCTAACTTATCTTTGATATTAGCCACCATACTTTCGGCTATATCTCGTTTTACAGACCAATAAGTTAATGACGCTTTTAATGCTTTGGTGTTGTCCTCTCCATTTATTATCTTATCAGGATATTTCTTCTCATTCTCTACAAAGCTAATCCAAGATTTCTTTTGATTTAATGTTTCTTCGGAGTTAGTCATAATCTTATTTTGTTAATGATTTCATCACTAAGCCCGCAGTTCTTACAATAAGGTAATCCATTTTGTTTTTGGCAGTATCTAAGACAAGGTTTTATAATCCCTATAATCCTTTCTCTTTCCTCTTTTTTAGCTTTTTCTATTTCCCTTTCTATAATCCTCGCAATTAATTTGTTCTTTTCTATTTCCTCTCTCTGCCCCTCATTCAAGATATCAACAATAGATTCTCCTGATTCTGCACGTTCTTTTGGGATTATTTCTTTATAATACTTACATTCAAAGCTATGTTTTCCTCTTTCAAATTGGCAGATAGAACAATTTTGTTTCTTGTTGTATTTAGACATAGTTATTTTTTTAGGGTTAAGATTTCAATCATTTTTTCTAATCCCAATTCTTCTACTTTGTTTTTACCAAACATTCTAACCTCACCTGTTTCTTGGTTCATAAAGACTTTGACTGGAATTGTAATTAACTCATTTTTGTTAAAAAGACCTTCCTCTACAATTACAAAACCCTCTTTAAAGTTAAACCATTTATTCATCTTCCTCCCCTTACTTATTGGTTTTTTCATTGTTGTTTCTTTCATAATTATTCCTTTAGTTTTTTAATCGTCATTGCTAAACTTGTTAACCGAGATGTTGGTGTTCCTTCTTTATGGGCAATTACTATTTCTTTTACTAACTCATCTTCTATGCTCTCTAATGCTGAATTGTGGGCTAAATTAGCTATTTGATTCATCTTTCCGATTATCCAAGTCTTTTGTCTCTCACTCATTTGAGAAGGAAAACTATTTAAAATTTCATCAATGTATTTTATCTTCTCCTTTGTTTTCTTAGTGGGAAAATTAGTCATACTTAATAATTTTAGTTAATTTTTTAGAATTACAATTTCTACAAAGCGGTTGTATATTCTCAATATTATCGCTTCCTCCTTTGGATAATGGAATAATATGGTCAGCAGTTAGCTTAATTTCTGGTTCTATTCTTTTACAACACGGACAAGTCCAGTTGTATTGTGCTTTTAAGGTTTCCCATCTTTTACAACACGGACAAGTTACACCACCTTTTCTATTTTTACTTTGATAAATCCCAGTGGGCATATTATTTAATTTATTGCTATTGTTTTGTCTTCTGGACATTGATAAAGTATTTGTTCTCTAATACCAGTTTGATGCCATAATTTATATTCACTATTTGGTTGTTGTCGATATTCTCCAAGCTCTTCATTTTTTCCAATCCCACCAATTTCAAACATTGGCTGTCCACAATCTTTACATTTTATTATTTCTTCTTCCATATATCTTCTTTTAATTATTTAGGGTTAGGTTTTATTTCTATTTCTTCTTGGGTAATTGTTTCTATTTTCGCTTGGTGAATTTTAATGTGCCAATAAAATCGTTCACTATCACTTTCAAATTCTCTTTCACAAAATAGACATTTTTCTATTTCTTTATACATATCTTCTCTTTATCTTTTAGAGAGGGGCTTGTAAGGGAGAGAAGCGGATTCGCACACGCTACCTCTATTCTTTGTTAATTCTCTAAAATCTGCGGGTAAAATCGCTTGTTAATTATTGTTTAATTTTCTTTTCTTTGCCTCCGACTACAGCAGGCAAACTTTTAACAATTCTATCTTCTACTGCCTTGACTGGTTTTACAATTTTCACCAACTCATAGGCAATAATATCGTGGGCAATCTCCTCAAAAGTTTCTCTTGAGTAAGAACCATCCGCCAAATCATTGCCCCTGTTCCAATCTTCACCCGCTCTCGGCTTTCGTGTTTGAGCGATACAACTGAGATAGCCACCATCCGCTCCCGTTTTATCTTTTCTCGGCAAATTGGCAGAGATGTGATATTTGTGGTCTTTTGTGAAGATTTTTAATCGGATTTCTCCTTTTTTATAGTCGGAAATGTAAATGAAATCTTCAACTTTATTGAACCGACTGATTTGCTTGAGCCAAGCAAACAAATCTCCAAACTCTTTCAAGACCGAAATTGAAAACTTCGGCTTGTGCTTATATGCCTTATCAGGCACATTCAACGCTTGTTTTTTGGTCATTGTTGTTTTTTATAGCGTTTGACCCGCAGATTTCAAAGAACTACATATCTTCCGCCTCTTCGTTATTTAATATATCGTGTTTCATAACTCATTTATTCTTTGTTAATTTTTGGGTCTGATTGGCTCTCGCCAGCAAGTAAGTATCTCTTTGGGCGGTCTGGGCGAAGAGATATCTCCCCTGTTCGCCTAACTTTTTTCCTTGCTGGAAAGAACCAACCAATCAAATGTTATTTTCTTGTCCTCACTTGTTTCTTGGAACTTTCTACTAATAAATTTAATCTGCCAGCTTCTTCATAGGTTGAATTAACTCCATTGATTTGTATTTCTCCTCTTCCTCCATTTACTCCAGCCATTTCTTTATGTTTAATCTTATTATTTGTTGGTTTTTTCATATTTTTATTGGGGGGTTAATTTTATTTTCAAATCTCCCAAAAATTCATCTAATTGTTCTCTATTATTATTTTTCCTACCATATCTTTTATGAAATTCATTATGAGCTTGTTTTGATAGTGTAATACCATTATCTATAGCAAAACGAAGTTCAGGGAATTGAGCAAAATTTTGAATATGATGTGCGACCAAATGTCCTCCTTTTATTCCAATCTTTTGACAAGTATATCCATCATGAGCAAAAACCGCTCCAATCCAAATTTTATATTCTATACTATTTCTAATTTTTGTTTGTATAGGAGTAATCCCGCCTCTCCAATTCGGATGGTTTTTGCCCTTGAATGCTTTGCTTAACTTTCGTTTCGCCTCT